TCTCCGCCAGTGAGCGTTGACCCGTATCCACCAGTGAGCGTTGACCCGTCTCCACCAGTGAGCGTTGACCTGTCTCCACCAGTGAGCGTTGACCCGTCTCCACCAGTGAGCGTTGACCCGTCTCCGCCAGTGAGCGTTGACCCGTCTCCACCAGTGAGCGTTGACCCGTCTCCGCCAGTGAGCGTTGACCTGTCTCCGCCAGTGAGCGTTGACCTGTCTCCACCAGTGAGCGACACACCGACGACCGAAGCGGCTCGCGTCAGTGCGGAAATCAGATAGCCCGTCGCACAAAGCCTGTCTCCACAAAACACGACAACACCACGCGGAAACTTGACCTTTCGTCCGATTGCGACGATTTCATTTTCTGCCACTTCCACAACGAGCCACTTAGCCTCTGTAGACCAATCGAGAAGATCGCCGTCGCCTTCTCCGAACAGCAGACCGTGGAGGCCGTTGCCACACGACGCAATTGGCTTCCAGTCGGGACACTCAACCGGACCACTAGCAGGCCACTGGAAACCGCCGTGCGATTTCAAATACTTGTCACACGTTCTCAAAACAAGGACGGCCTTTGGTGGATCAACTGGCTTTGCCGCGGCTGGCTTCCGTGATTTGGCTGCTTTCGTTTTCACGCTATGCCATTCCTGTTGGGTTGTTCAGTTGTGGTTGGTGCGTACCTGGAGACAGTTCCCGCCTTGATGAATTAAGAAAGCCCATCCGTGGGCAAGGCATCCCTGCCGCGATCCCTCTCGTTTGCGACGTCCTGCCGCGATCCTGACGACTCCGTTTGCTTTGTCATTCGTTTCCTTCCTGATAGGCAGGACTTTAGACGCTAACGGCTTAACTGTCAATCCATGTTCAAGAGAATTCCGGAAGTTTTTTTGAATTAGGCGTGCAGTCGTGGTCGCCCGGTTTTCTGCGGCTTTTTCGCGTATTTCTCCGCAGAGTCGCGACGGATTGACCATGCCCGTTCATTCAATTTGAATCCGTCGAGAATTCCTTCTTGCGCGAGAACGCGCACGCGGCCCTCGGTGCAGCCGATGATTTCTGCGGCGGTTTTGGTGGAAATGAAATCGGATTGGCTTGATGTGCGTTTCATGGCGACATGGTATCGGTAGAGAATTAATTCCGTCAAGGCTAAAATTGTTTGGCGGGTGGGTGATTTAGTGAACCTTCCCCGCTCGTTGCATCTGATGGCTGACGGACGGCGTATCGAGGGGCAGCATCAGGAAGAGGTCAGCAGTGCAACCGGAACAGCCCTGAATTCGCAAACAGCACAGCCCGGAATCTTGCCGCTATCGTTCTTCATTTTTGACGAATTGATCGTACACTCGCCGCCCGCCACGGATTGGCTTGTGCAGCGGTACACGTCTCGCGGACCACCATCACACGGCTTGCAGTCCCTCTGCTCGATGACGTCTCCACGGTGGATACACGGAAAGCTCTCCGGCTTCGCTGGCGGGGCTGCGGTGATGACAACGGCGGCAGTCTTCGGCTTCTGCTGGTAGCCCTCTGGCCATTCTGGCGGGTCGCTCGGATTGGCGACAAGTTGCTGCCACTCGTTCAGCGGAACTTTGCCGGTCCCGACAAATTCATTGTAAACCGGATCGAGTGATTCGCCCGTCTCAGTGTGGCCAATCACATAGTTGCGGCACTTGTGCCAATTAGTCAGCGGATATGGAATTCCGGCTGGCCGGTCGAAGCGATGCACCCACTGAAGGAACGGGCAGCAGAGAACCTTGCCGCCGTTCGCTCGGATCTTCCGGTGGATGTACCATGCCTCTCCGAAGAACCCGCGAAACTTTGGATTGAAACCGCCGATCTTTTGCCAAACTTCCTTGCGGCATGCCATCAGGCCTGTGCCTTGCGCGCCGATTTCGAATGGAGATTGACCCGGTTCGAATCCACGCGGATCGTCTGCCCAGCGGCCTTCCATCGCTCCGGACCACACATCATCGAAGTGCGTGGCCCCGCCTTGCAGGTGATCCCAGAGTATCGGCCCTTGCAATAGGTCGTTGCTGTCTGGGTTCGCGTGGATGTAGTTCAGCAGATCCTGAATCGCGTTGGGCGCGAGCAGCACATGGCAGTCGATCAGCAGAACCCAGTCGGCGTCCGCGATTTCAAAAACCATCTGTTTTGCGCTGGCTGTCCCCTGAACGTCAGGCCTGGAGATGTACTTGAACAGGCGATGCCGCATCACGGACATTTCTTGCGGAGTTGCGCCGGGTGGTTCGGTCGCGTGAATCACTCCGTCCGTTATCCGCTTCATCAGGCCGTATCCGAGCCGAGTATGCTCCGATTCGTTGTTGTCCAGGACCGCGATCTGACAGTATTTCATTGCCGCTGCATGGTAGAGCCGCAGGGCCTGCACCGTGAAATAAACGCCTTCGTAATCGTCATACGTCGGCATGCCAATCGTCAGCTTGAGTGGCTGCATTCTGTTTTACTCACACGGGAATTCAAAAGTTCCACTGCAACAACCGACCGTTTCCATCTGGCCTTCAATAGTACCATCGAAGCCCGGGAAACAGCATGTAGCACAGCCGCCTATACAGCCATTAGCGAACACTTGCCAGCGTGGAGTATCTCCTAAGAACGTCCAGCGTCGAATACAGCTTCCGCAGAGATTTTCCTGGCACGGGTAAGTCGTTGTCGTGGTCGTTGTTGTCGTGCTAGTCGTGGTGGTCGTTGTGGTTCCGGGATCAGTCGTCGTCGTGGTCGTTGTCGTGCTGGTGGTTCCGGGATCGGTTGTCGTCGTCGTTGTCGTTGTGCTGGTGGTCGTCGTGGTGGTTGTGGTTGTACTGTCGCCGCCGCAGGGACTGCAAATCGTGATCGTCTGTCCGACGTAATCTCCGGTCGCCGGAGTCACTGCCAGAATATCCGCCAGCTTGGAAGAACTGATTTCCGCATTCGATCCAAGAAATCTTGTGACCCAATGCCCGCCGGCATCGAGACACCACGTCAGGACGGCGCAATCCTCCAGGCTTGGAGTCTCCAGAGTCTGGATTGACCAATAGCCGTGAACGTGTTCGTAGGTGATCAGGCACAGCGCGCCCACTTTCGGTGCGCCGTTCGTTGCGGGATTGCCGGTGATATCATCATGGTCAGAAATCACGGTGAGAACGAATGTTTCCGTTCCTGCGCCGCGATCTCGTGTCTCAAACGTGGCCACTCGCGGATCTGCCGACGTGGCCTGCGTGTAGCTGCGGAGATAAGCCTTGATGGTCGTGATTCCGCTGCCACGCACGAGCCACGTCCCCGGCCCATTGTCAGGATTTACCAGTCCGGCATGGAACTCGACGTCAATTAGCGGACTGGTTGTGTATCCAAGATGATCCGGCCCGTAATAACGGATATCGCCGTCCGCATCTCCAAAAAACAGCCCTTGAAATTCAGCGTCGGCGTAAACCGTGATATCCGGCTCGCTGGTCTCAGCCCACGCCACGCCGGTCCATTCATAGAGCTTCGCGGATGCCTTTCCGGGGAAATCTGCGGTGTCAGCAACATCGAGCCGCGTGGTCAGTCTCGCCTTGCTTTGTCCTGGAGCAGAAATCAGGGATTCGAGCCACCAGCCACCGGATCGCCGGTCAACAGTCCAAATCTGATCGACTTGCAGAATTGCGCCAACTGGCCCGGCTGCGAAGATCGGCGACGGAGTTTTTACGTTGTGTGGATTTAATTCCTGTTCGCCAGCGACGGGATTAAACTGGACAAGTTGCAATGCAATTTCCGCAACCGGAATTCCAGATCCGTCTCCGTCGTTTACGACCGTAAGAATCTTCGCTAGACGGTGTTCGCCGTAATCAACTGGCCCATCAAGGTAATTTGGGACACCTCCGCCGCCGCCAGCTTCGCGCTCGTAATCCTTCGTTGTGCGGAGCGCTCTTTTCGCGACTCCCTGGGAGAACTGCACGCCCCTTGCCATGCTGTCTCCTACAGGTTGAAGTCGTTGAAATCGGATTCGCCATCCACGTCGAACGTCAGGAACACGGCAGCGCCAGGCAGGTCGTCGAACGGAATGCCGGAACCATCCGACGCTAGCTTCGTCGTCGTCTGAAGAGGTTGCCCGTCCTTGTCCAGAACGCGGAATTTAACCGGCTCAGATAGCGGCGTGTCGTCGTAGTCGAACCAGTCCAGAGCGTAATACCCTTCGTTCAGCGGCTTTTTCTGCCATCCGTCTTTTTTGTACTCGAATTCAAACGTGAACACGTAATAGAGCGTATTGCTGCGATAGGCTTCCTCGACGTCGATTGAGTTGAGCCTGACAGTGTACGGATCTTTCCCAAGGAATGTTGCCGAGTTCAGAGTGTCAAGATATTCTTCGACCGTGTTGTCATCGAATCCGGAGTAGTTCTTAACCGCTTTGAAAATCGCGTGGGATTGTGGAGTTGTTAGCGGCGGGTCGAAAGCATCTCCGGCAGTATTTAGAATCACATTATCTTCAACGTCGGCATCGCAAATCCTTTCATCCTTGACTGTTGACCGACTCCACTTCGTCGGCTCGTCTGTCGGGTCATCGGTGGCGTACCGCTCGTCGGCACAGTCTGTTCCGTATTCGAGTGTGACTTTCCAGAGAGTTGCGTTTTCGCCTGCCGTATTCTGGACGGCATCCCGCTTTTTGAGAAGCATCAACGGATCTTGCGGATGCGGAGCAAACCGCGCCGGCACTGACAGATCGGTGAGGATGTCAATGGGCGTGGCTGTATTGTCGCTCCACTGTGCAAGATAGACGAGCGTGACGCCGCGAACCGACGTATCGCAATCGCTGCCGTGCTGCTCGATTAGCAGGTAGGATGTGATCGGCATCAGAAGCTCCCCACAACTTCCGGAGTATTGCTCGCCATGAATCTCAGCAGATCGGTTTGAATCCGGGAGTTTGCAGCCATTACAAAGGTATTCGCCGCCGTCTGCTTTTGGGGAGCATTGGCCCCGCCACCTTCGCGGATACTGGCTTGGATTGACGAGAACGCCGCCGCGCTTCCCTGCTGTGCAGCAGCAATGCCACCAGCCGGACCAGCGGTGTTCTTTTCGGTCGAATTCAGTTGCTCATCAGCTTGTGCCAGCGCTCTATCGAAAGTGGTGGTATCGAGTCCCTTCGTTCGCAGGTCGTTTAGCTCCGCAACCGTCTCGTTGTATTTTTCCAGCGGGGTTCGCGTTGCCTCGAAGATGCTTTTGATTCGGGACTGTGCCGCCTCTTGTGCCTTTTGCGCGTCTTCAGCCTTTTTGAATCCGGCCGTGAACTGGCCGTTTTGCTTTGCCGCCTCAGCTATCTTCAGTGCTGATGCGTCCGCACCGGCTCCGATGTCTGCGAACATCTTACTAACACCATCGGCGCGGCTCGGTGCGGTCAATGCTTTATTGGCCTTCTCGAAAGATGCTGCCGCTTCGCCTTCGAGCCCCTTTGAAAACTCATCAGCAAATGTATTTGCTGTTTCGAGTCCGAGCTTTGCCGATACTGACTTTGGAAGAATGTCGATCAGCAATTGCGGCAGGCCCTGTGCACCGCGTGCAATCGCGGAGAACACCGTCAATGCTGCGCCTTGCAATCCGTAGAATGCCGCTGCCCCAATGTCGATCAGATCGGCCATTTGAGCAAAGCCCTCGGCAACGAACTGAATACCGCTACCCATTGATTCGCGTAATCCACCGCCGCTCGATGCCAGTTCTGTAAACTTAGTAGCAGCGGCCTCAATGTACGGAGACAGGCTGATGGCAATCTGGTTTCCGACACCAGTTACAGCCGCTCCTGCTCTTGTCATGGCATCATTCGCGGCCTCGACTTTGGCAGCGTCCACACGACTGAACGAGATGCCCAGCTTCTCGGCTTCGATGCGGGCCTGTGCGAGTCCGGCGGCTCCACCGTTCAGCATCGGTAGAAGTTTCTGCCCAGACCTCCCGAAGATATTCAACGCGGCCTGTGCTTTGTCCACTGGATTCGGCAGCTTGGAAATTGCGTCGGCAATCTGTTCCAGAGTCTGATCGAGCGGGATATTCGCGAGATAATCCGCATTCAATCCCAGTGAGCGGAACGCGATGGCAGCCGGACTGCTCTTGTCGCTGGCCTCACCGATGGATTTCTGAAGCTTGTTGAACCAGCCTTCCATCTCTTCCGCAGAGATCCCGGCGAGGTTCCCCGCATGCTGGAATGCTGTCAGTGATTCCGTTGACATTCCGAGCCGGTCAGACAGCTTTGCAGCCGTGTCGATCGCTTCAGATTGCTTGCTGACGAATGCCGTCAGTCCGGCAGCAGAGAGAGCCAGCCCGGCCCCAGCAAGCATGCCCTGAACGCTGGAGAACGATTTCGAGAAGCTATTGAGAATCTTCCGGCCCGACTGAAATCCCTTAGACATGCCGGTCGTAGTGACCGACAGCGGGATATTAAGTGCGCCGAGGATTGCCATGATGTTTCGCCTCTTGAATCGCTTTCAACTGCTGATAACCGGCCAGGATTTCCGCGTCGGAGTAGGTTCGCTGCTCTCGTTTCTTTTGCCGTCCGGGGATTAAGCTATTTGGGTCAATCGTTGTTTTGCACCAAGGTTGCAAAGTCGCTGCCGCAATCTTCGCGGCTTGTTGCCAGTCGTCCCCGAATGGCTCGATGTTGTAATAGGCCATCCACTCCACGAACTCGCGTCCATCCATTCGCTTTTGCAGCATGCGAACAGGACAACCAAAAACCCGAGCCAGAAAGAACCAGAACCGCCGCTCGGGGCGGCTTGTCAGTTTTTTTCAAGTTCCTCCACGTCGGCATTCGTAAACCCGTTCAGCTTCGCCGCCACGTCGAAAAGCCGACTGACAATTGACGATGATTTCTGACCGAGTGCCGCAGACTGCTCCGGCTTAAACATCAACTCGCCGGATTCGCAGCAGGCTGTAAAAACCACCAGACGCGCACGAAAGCCGCGCATCCCTTTTGTGGTTTCCTTGCCTTTGCGGAACAGGGCTTCCATGCCCTCAAACTCGTCGCGCTCATCTCCCCGCATGGTGCGGATAAACACCTCGCCGCCCCACTCCGGGACTGCAACACGCTCGCGCGGGAGATCATCCAACGCGAGGATTTCATCAACGGAAAGCATTGGAATTCCTATTAGGCAATCGTGATTGCGCCGGTCACTTGGACAGTCGCGTCCCACATGGAAATATTGTCTACCTGATGATCCTGCGGCTCGAACTTTGTCAGCAGCCCGCTATGGGAAATCAGCGTGCCGTCCGACAGGGTGACGAGCCATGTGCCGATTGTTCCCAATGCACAATTCGTCGAGAGTGCGATATGCCCAGAGTCGCTGCCGTCATACTCGACGGTGAAGCTTAGCTCGCCGCCGTCCGGGATCGTGGCAATCCGGGTTTTCCAAGTGCTGGCAAGATGCGTTGTCTCAACCGGCTCATTCGTCACGCCAGGCGGCTTGATCGAAGTAACTTGCGAAACGGTCGTGTAAGACGATCCGCCAGCCCAGTCAACGCCAACGGTCGTACCTTTTCCTGCAACGTAGGCCATGTCAAATTCTCCTTATGGCGTCGGTTTTGATTCCGTGTAGCGGATTCTGTAAAGCAGAGCGATCCTGTAAGTCAACTTGTCTGAACCGTCTGCCGGGTCGTCGTATCCGTCTTGTTCGTCGACCAGGATGACAGACTTGACGACGGTTGTTCCCATCGTCCCGGCAAAACCTTGCATCACTTGCCGCACGGCTTCCGCGATTGCGTCGGCCCGCGTGTAGTCGTCAGATAGAACGTCGATGGCAAACGATGGAATCGCGGTCCCTGACGATCCTGTCAGATTGTGGTCGTGATCTCCTGACGTTCTCCAAAAACAGATCGAGTCCCCTGTCACTGCCTGCGGCCTGCGGACTGGATAGATTCGCGAGGCTATGAGATTGGTGATGCCGGTTTTCGAGACGAGGTAATTTCGCAAGTCGCTGCGGATACTCATCGTGACGCCTCCCGCTCGATTCCAGAGCGAAGATTGTCAACGATCATCTGCCCGGCCCGGTCGCGGTTTGAATCAAACGCAGGCTTCATGAAAGGACGTGGCGGGACTAATGGCCGGTTGTCGCTCTCCAGAACCTTGCCCTTTTTCTGTGCCTGCTTGATGGCATTCGTTCGCTTCCCACGACGGAATCCGAACTCCAGGAGTCCGCCGTAGAATTCCTTCCCTTTGAATAAGTTGTCGCTGCTGTTCGTGGCCACTGTGATTCCGATCCGCGTCCTCGAACGCTTCAATGCCCGAACCTTGATCGACTTTTTCAGCGCTCCGGTGTCAACTGGGGCATTGGCCTGTGCTGTCCGCTGAATCCCCTTTGCCGCTGGTCGAATCGCCTGCCGCACAACTTTTTTCGCGATGCGCGGACCGAGTGCGATCAACTTTTTGTCGAGCTGCTTTGCCCCTTCAATTGGGAATTGATAGACCGGCATCAGACACGCTCCATGCACATGATGTCCATCGCCGTCCGCATCTCTTCGCGGTCGATCACTGAGACGATATTGAAGTAGCGAGTCCCGAACTTGATCCGCATTTTCGGATTCACACCCGAGCTATAACGGATCGTGACTTTGTGCGTTACATCCGGCTGGACTTGCAGAGCATTCCACAGCTCGCGGCCTGACAGCGGAACGATGGAAGCCCATGCCCCGCCGCTTGCACCTAGTTCGGCCCATGATTCGATATGCTCGCCGGAGTCTGTCACTTCAGTTCCGACGTCCTCTTCGATTGTGATTCGCTTATTGAGCGTGCCAGCATCGAGCGGATAGGTGAGAGCAGGCATTATCTGTACCCTCCCCACTTGATCGACTCGACCAGAGACATATAGGCTAGCTCAATCTCAGATCCCACTTGCCCCACGGCTTCCCGGTTGCGATACCAATGTCCAACCAGCAGCTTGATTGCCATGCACGCTTCCGCCGGAACGCTCGTGTATCCGACGCTGAACACGACGGCCACGGCATTGGATTCATTCCGCGTCGATGGCCATGCCACTCCGTAGGCAGGATGTATCCTCGCGGGTTCGCCTCTGTGGTCTACCCGATATTGATCGGTTGCCAGCGTCTGAGTTGCGCCGTCTGTGTCGGTGTAAGTGATTGCGACAGTTGCCGAACTGACCGGGCATTTACGCAGCTCGATCTCCTGCGGGAAGCAGTCGAGATACAGTGTCCATGTTTGAGCGATCAAGCCGCGTTCGCTGTGCTTTTCGACCAGTCCCCGAGCCGTCGCAAGGTAAGCCGTCAGCAAGTCGTCTTCGTCGGTGTATGATCCTTCCAGCCGACAATGCAACTTGAGTTCCGCCAGCGTCAACGGTTCCGACGCCGGGGCAGTCGTCAGCCGCAGCGAGTGCGGGACGTCTCCCATAAGCGGGCACCATGAACGGCTGTTGAGTGGAGAGCAAAGCACGGAGCGGCCCTACTTGTAATCGATGTTCACGATGATTTCGTTTGCCGCCACGCTGGTATTTCCGGTATCGCCAACGTCAGTCACAACCGCGTATGCGATGCCAGTTGCGAAGGCGACTCCAGACGGCCAGGAGATGACCACGCCAGCGCCTGCGGTGTTACCAGGGATCAGGATCGACTTGATTACCGTGTCTGCCGTCGGATCTGGAGTCGTGGCCTTGTTGTAGAATTTGATGTATCTGGCTGCTGCATTCAGGTTAAAAACTTGAATCGAGTAAAGTTGACCGGAACTGGCCTTGAGCACGGTTGCATTGTTCGTATTCGCGGAAACGATGTGACCAGAGGAATATCCTCCAGACGTCGCGGCCCCAACTGCCCCAATGACGGCAGTTCCTGCCACAATCGGCGCAGAGTTATTGACCCATAGCCGCCCGGTTGAATCGGTGTTTAGCGTTGAGTAGTCGCCATCGGTCCCGGATGAGTTCGCGGCAGTATCCCGTCTCACTGCCCCAGCCAGCGTCATTGATTCAGCCCCGGCACTGGCAACGTCCTCGACGTATTGAGTTCCGCCACTGCCTCCGGAAATGATCGTGACCGGCAACGGAGCCGCTGCGCTGGTGTCGTTTACGGCATCATTCGCGCCCCAGCACGCTTTCACGCGCGGGTACGGAATGCCGCCGATGATGTCGGCAGCAGCCGGGCCTGCGTTTTCCAAAGTGTCAGCCATTTAACCGACTCCCAACAGTGTGATTTGCCGTGCGCTTCCACCGGCTGCCGGTGTATATGTGATCGTGATCGTCACGTAGTCCACGTTTGCCACGACGTTTCCGCCGCCTACGTAGGAAATCGCTACGCCAATCGTGTCGCCGTTAGTGAACGTCTCGCCCCATGTGTCTGACGTGCCGCCGTAGGTGACGGTATTATCGCTGCCAGTGAGCGCCGCTGCCGTGCTTTTATTCGTGGTGCCAATTGAGCCATTCAGGACAATCCTGATTGCGCTTTCGGTAGCACCACCCGGCCCGGTCTTCTTCGCAATAACAGGGATTTGAATCCCGTCCAACGATGAATACGACGGCAGACTGCTGAGATCGAACGTGACTTTCAGATAATGCGATGTCAGCGACCCTGTGAGCGTGACGGTGGCATAGGTACTGTCCGAGGCGGTTACGTTGCTAAGCGTTCCCCACGTCGCTGTTCCGACGGTTGCGTCATCTGTCGCGCCGCTCGCGGCCTGCGGTCCAAAGGTCGCCATCTGTCACCGTCCGATTACGCGGGAGCCAAGAGAACCGAGATAACGCCACGAGCAGCGGTAGTCGTGCCGGTCACGTCGATTCCGATCACGTCACCAGCAGCAATGGCCAAGTCTGCGGCAGTGCTGGATAGTGTCAGGCTGGCGTTCGTGTTGATCGTGGCCTTCAGGTTGACCGTCCCGCTGTGCAGGATCGTGCCGGATGCAATCGCGGTTCCAGATGGAGCCTTTCGGATTTCTGCCGTAACAGCACTGCCATCAGATCCCACGACCAGAGGGCGATACGTGATCGCCTTCACGGTGTAGGCGCGTCCAGCCAGGAAGAATGAAGCATCGAGCGGAGTCGCTTCGCCGTAAACGAAGCACACGTCAATCAGCCCGCTCCCGAGTCCATCAAGAGCGTTCTTAATGTTGACCTCGTTGGCGTCGTAAACGGCAGCGCCGTTTAGGTGCAGAGATCCGTCCTGTGCTTCGTAAATGCGGTTCGGTTCGTGTCCAGATTCAGCGGCCATATTGGAACCCTTGTTGAGTCAGGGTGAATTTGAGAACTAGCCAGCAATGATCGTGCATTGCAGCGACTGGGTGGTCGTACCGGTGATGTCGAGCGTCTTCGTCGATGCGCTCACGTCAGGCGAAGCGTCGTTAGCGTAGATCGTGATCTCTGCGCCAGGCTGGATAACAACGCTTCCCGATGCTCCGAACAACAAATAACCGTTGCTCGCACCGCCAACGATTGTGATTGCGTTGGCACTGGGGTTTTTAAACTTTGCGATCTGAACCTTCAGCCCGTTGAGGTCAACAGCCACATCATTCGTGCCAACGAGGGCGCGAAGATCGATTGTCGCGGCCCCTGACGACATGGTTTTGAGGAAGTACGCACAAGTCGTAACCGGCGGGGTAGTCAAGCTGGTAAGTGCCGACGTGGTGTTGTAGTTGGCGTGCGAAATGGTTCTCGCCGCCGCAGTCGAAGTGCCGACCGTGTTGCCGGTCAGAACTTCGGTGGACGTGACCAGCGTTGAATAAGCAACTGAAACGCTCATATGAATCAACCTCGATAGACAAGGCAAAACGAACTAAGACACAGCGAGCGGAGTTGCCGACAATTACGCCGACTGAGACGACTTCGGAAGAACACGATGCCCGCTGAGAATCGCCACGGCAGCGATGTCCAGGTTTCCGGAGTTGTTGTTAGTCGGCGTGACGGTCAGTCGGACATACCGCTTCGGACCGATGTATCCGATCTTGCGTACTTCGTTGTCGTTGGCGTAGGTGAACGCCGCACCGGCTTCTGTGCCGATCAGGTAGGCATCGTCAACCGCTGCATTGTCTGACAGGGCGGAGTCGGCACCGTCCTCGACGAGAACGGCAAACGTCGCATCGGCGTCGGTAAGTGATCCAAGAGCGATCACAAACTCGCACTTCGTTACGTTCACCAAGTCGATGACCTGGGAAACCACCGCCGTACTGTCGTTGGTCTGCCGCGTCGGGCTGATAAGACGTCGCACTTCGATGTTGTTGTGTAGGTCTCGCATCATGATTTCGTTTCTCCGGGAAACGTGGTTTTAAGTTTGAATCAGACGGCACCGCCGCAACTCGCCAGAGATTAGGCGAGTTTCAGGCGGGCGAACGCTTCACCGAGAACCGGCATGGCGTCGGTCATCTTTCGACCGATCATCCCGACTTGGTTGGTTGTGGCGTAGAGTTCGTTGAGTCGCTGGATCTCCAGGTTCATCGAGTCCACGATCCAGTAGGACGAGAAGTCACCGATAATCGCGACATACAGCCCGGTCGTGTACGTGTTCGGAGCGTATTCGCTCATCACGTAGGGACGATTGAGAACCAAGTCCGGTTGACCAGCGACAACCGACGGTTGCCACAGATACTGAGAGTCGCCGGTTTTGAACTTGCGGATTCGCTGCACGGTGTCGCGGTGGAAAATCCACGTTGACCGGGCTTGATACGCAGCCTTCAGGCTGTAGAGAGTGCTAATCAACTCGTCCATTGTGAACGTAGTCGTAGCAGCGGCAGTCGTATCGCGGGTGGTCGCGATTCCAGAACTGGAAGCGGTGAACACGCCGAGGGGCTGTTGAATTCCAGTGCCGGTCAAAAACGCCTGCTCTTCGGTGATGGCAAACTTGTACGCCAACCGTTCAGCGAGCAGCGATTCAACAGAGAACAGAGTATTCGAGTTCAGCAGCACCATTCCCATTTTCAGCAGCTTGGTGAGCAGATGAGGCATCAGCTCGCGCTTGCCGATCCTGGCCGCGTCGTCTTCGGTGATCGCGCTGGCAGGAACTTCCGCCGTCCAGTCGCAATCATTCGGGTCGGTGTCCCAGGTTGGAACGCCGAGACTGACGGTTCCCGGAGTGGTGATCGTGCGGCAGATGCCACGCATGAAAACCATGTTATCCAGGAACTTGATCAGTTCCGCGACAACGGTAGGCGGGGCGAGGTATCCGCCCTTGGTATCAACGCCAACTTGCAGGCCGAGACGCTCGCCGGTTGCGAGATAGTTCATGTAGTTCTTGCGGTAGTCGGCAGACATCCGCAGAGCTTCGGGAGATCCGCTTCCGAACTTGAGAAGCTCTTCCTGCACGCCGCCGAACATCTTCGGACGGAGCAGCTTTAGAGAAGATTCCGGCAGAGATACGCCGGGAGCAGAACCGGGAGCGAGCGATTCGGTTTGCCGTCCGATGTCGCCACGTAAGCGAGCCTCGAACGCGGTCGCCTTTTCGCGCCGCTTCTGGTCGCTGTTCTCGGTGTCGATCTCCGCAGACAGGGCATCAATCTGAGTGTCGAGACGATCCAGATTGCCCCGGTCGTCGGCAGTCAATTCCTTTTTATCCGCATCGGCGCGGTTCAGGATCGACTTGTATTGCTCGAACAGATTCGCCCGCGAATCCAACTTCTCTTTCAGAGACAACGCCATTTTGATTGCTCCTCGCTGTGCCGGGGAGCAACCACCAAAACGAAGCGGGCGCTGACCACCGGCAAGGTTCTGGTTAAAGAAACTTGCGAGTGATCAGCGCCCGCGACGGCGTGCGCTGAATTCACTGTTCTGCTCCGGATTCCCGCAACGGCGTGAATGGCCCGAAACAGCAAGAAAATTTGTTTGACTTCTCTAACTTAAATTTTTGAGTCGTCAAAGTAAATGCCGATTTTTCGGATTCTCATTTTTCTCTGAAAATACTCCGGACCGCGCGAATCCTGAACTTCCTCGTAGAGCGCACCGTATCGCCAATCGAGATACTGCCCGAGGTACGCCGAGCATCGAGATTCGACAACCTCACGTGGCTGGCCACGAAATTGCGTATCCAGCAACTGCGATGCCCGCCTGACAATCTCATCAGGCAGCCCTTCCATCGGCCCGCCTGCGCTAAGCAGACCATCCACAGCGGCCCCCACGTCAACGATGTCGGTCGCGTGCAGTTCAACGGGAATCCAGATTGGCGGAAGTGGGTCGCCGTTCTCGTTGAGCGCCGGTCGCCCCTTGGCGTCGAGCTGCTCAATCTTGTTTGTCTTGAGTGCTAGGGAGCTGCTCAGGGCATTGGGATCTGATTCCGCCAGGGTCATCACGTAATCGGCCAGATTTCCGGCGGGAGTTTTGAACGCGCTTTCCGAGAGATGCAGATCAGCCCGAACCGCCGCCACGGTCTCGCCGCTTGGCGTTGTCGCTTCTCCCAGAAACGGATCTTTCGCCCGGCCCAGGAACTTCCCGAGTCCATCGCTAGAAAGCGTCGGATGTGAGAACCGGCTTTTCAGCCCTTCCCGCTCCGCTCGCATCAGTTCCAGGATCTTACCGAGAGAGGCATCGGTGAACGTGCCGCGTCCTTGGTCCTTGAAGTCGCCAAGCTGCGCGACTACGAAGCCGTGGATCACATTCGTTTTCCGGTCAACTCCAACGGGTCGGCCTTGAGCGCCAGCCCGCAGCCATTCATTGTTCTTCAGTTCACGGAGCATGGCAGAAATTCCTTCAGGTTAAGGGTCAATCGTTCGCGTTCCCAACGGGAGACGCATTCTGCAATCTTGGTGGCAAACTCCGCTGGCGTGCATTCCGCAGCGGTCAGCAACTCCTGTCGAGACTGCTCGACATGCTTCTCAGATATCTTCAGGCACAGACTTGAGACACCTTCAGACTTTCCGTAATCGAGCAGTAATCTGCACCGCAATGGACGCTCGACGGCTTCCCGTATCAACTGCTGATGCTCGGGATAGAAATCATCCATCCATGACAGGAATTTGTTGTGGTTCGCTGACGCTCTGCGGGCTGCGGTCGCTTCCTTGCGGATCATCCTGGCCAGCGATTCCCCCAAGAGTTCATCCGCTGCATCGCTGATCTCGGATAGCCCGGCGGGCTTCGGTTGATCTGCTGGCTTTGCAGGTTCTGGCGGAACTGCTGGGGCAACCTGAGCGGGTTTCTGAGTCGAGTCCGCCTTGATTTTAGCCGTGGCCATCTCCGCCGCTTTGTCGAGCGGAACGGTGTTCATAGGTACGAAACGCTGATCCCCTTCCGGCCCGATGGTGTTTTCGTCGAGCAATTCCAAGATGTCATTCACGGAATAAACGCCGATGTTAGACATCTCGCGGAAGAATGCCGCCTGTGCGGTCATGTCCCCACGGAGCAGGCCACGGACGTTGAACTTGGAATATAGGCCAGGAGCGCCGAGCAGCTTCCTGTCGATCTCCTGCTCCCATTCGACAACGCCGGGAAGAATCGAGTAGACCACGAACTCAATCTGCTGATGCTCGATGTTTGAGAATGTAGCGTGTTCCAGGTCTCCGATCATGTGAGCCGGGACATGGAACCAGCGAGCAATTTCCGAGACTTGGAATTTGCGAGTGTCCAGGAACTGCGCATCCTCCGGCGGGATGCCGATCTTGTTGTATTTCATCCCTTCCCATAGAACCGCCGTCCGATTGTTCTTGCCGCCATTCGATGGGGAATGCACGGAATCCCAGTCCGCGCGGATCTGCTTTCTTGCGGCTTCGACCAGCTTGCCGGGATGCTCCAAAACTCCAGACGGGACGCCGCCAGATCCGAAGAATTCGGAACCGTAAGTCTCTGCGCCGAGCGTCAGCCCCAGCGATTCGCGGGCATGCGAGATTGTGGATTGCCCGACGATCCCATCCCATGAGAAGTTTGCGTTACGGAGCATGTCTGCATCGTAAACTGTGTCTTGCGTTCCATTCCTGCGTGTCACGCCAAAGCATAATGCGCCGTCGGAATCTCGCTTAGGAGCCACTCGCCAAGGTTCCAGCGGCCATAATGCACGAGCATTCCCGCCCGCGTCCCATTGGATTTCGGCATAGGCATTGCCCCAGAGCAATTTGTAGACGACCATCAGCTCCCAAAAGCGCTTGGCGTTCATCTCCGGGTTGGGTGCAGTATGGATTAACTTGTATGCCGGGTGCGTCAGGGCTGGGTCTCGCCTGCCTCCGCCGCCCTGACGGTATACCGAAGCTGGCAGGCACGCCATTGTCTCGCTCAACAACCGCACCGCCGCGAACACCGCCGCGATGCTCATTGCCTGAGATTCAGTAACGACTTGCCCCGCTTTTGTTGTCGGTGAGACGAATATCTCCGACAGTCTGGGAGACGTCATCGGGACGCCAGAGAACACCGTGGCGAGATTCGCCATCATGCCGGAGACACGTTTGCGTAAATTCATAGGAACATTGCTCCGGATTCGTTGTAAATGCTGGTTGTGTCCGTACCCGTCAACGCGCGTTGCAGCCCCATGATTGCGGCCACAATCCCGTCAATCGTTCGATGGTCTCCGTGCTTCTGCTTCACTGGTCGCTTGTTATTGTTCGCGTCCGTCCTCACCGCGACGTTTCCGGCCTGCCATGTTAGAATCGGATGATCGTTGTGATGAATCTGGCCGTTGATGACCAGCCGTTCAAAATCCCCGGTTGGGCCTGCGAAGTTCGCCACGGTCTGCGCGAACAGGAAGCGGGGAACCCCGGTCCCTTCCTCGATGGATTTCCCGTTTCTATCCGCGATGCCCTGCTCGATGATCTGCGTTGTCTCTTCCGCGTTGTAGGGATCGTATGCCAACTCTTGGATGCCGTAGGTCTCGTGCAGCTCACGGAATCTGTTTCGCACGAACGCATAATCGCACGTCCCGCCGGGAGTCAGTTCCACCAGTCCCCGCGACGCCCATTCCTTGAACGGGATGACGCCTTCGAGATCCCGCGCCGTGTCTTCGGGAAGGAAGAAATGTGGGAGCAGGAAGTATTCATCTCCGTCCCTGAACACCAGCACAAGCGCCGTCAAGTCCCGGCACTTCGCCAGATCCAGCCCCGCCCAGCATGGCAGGCCGATCAAGTCTTCCGGTTTGAATTTGGAACAGTTCTTCCATTCGTGCATTTTGAGGAACGGGCTTTCGCCGGTTGCCCAGATGTTGAAGCGGTACATCTTGAACTTCTGCCAGTCGGACAAACTCCGCTTGGCTCGATTCAGAGACTCCCCGAACTCTTCCGGGTTGATCGTGTGTCCCCATGAAGGATTGGCTTTCTTCCACGTCTCGGGATCGTAGCATTCCTCATCGGTTGCTTGCTGAGAGGCTTCGTAGCATGCGAAGAAAAACCCGTCGTCGTCGCGGTCGCCAGATTCGACCAGCTTCCCGTAATCGTACTGCTTTTTTCCGTAGCTCTGCGGGTTGTCTCCAGCCGTCGAGAATTCAATCTGCAAAGGCTGTGCACGACTAGCCCCCATATACTCCAGACGATTCGCCAATCGCTCATCAACGACGTGCGTTTCGTCGATGATCACTGAGCCGTTAAGACCTTCCTGCCCTTCGATGTTGTCACCGGAAAGGATGTTGTACACGCTGTTTGATTCGGGGTGATAAATCCCGCCGGTCGTCTTGTTGATCTTGCAGACGCTCCGCAAGTCGGGCGACATCTCAACCATCTTGCGCGCGTGAGTATGGACGATACCGGCCTGCTTCCCGTCCTTCGCAGCGGAGAACACTTTCTGCCCCGGCTCCTGGTCGGCCAGCAGCAGATACAGCCCCACGCCCGCAGCGGTCGGACTCTTGCCGTTCTTTTTCGGAACCCAGATCCCGGCTTTGCGGAATCGCCGGACATCTCGCTTGAAGTGATCGGAATGTCTCACCCAGCCGAAGATGCTAGACAGGATTTCAACCTGCCACGGCAGCAGGTTAAACGCCTCGCCCGCGTGATCTCCTTCGTACAGCCGCAGGAACTTAGAAAAGAATTCGATAACGTGATCGGCCCGCGACTCAACGAACCGACAGCCGCGCGACGCCGCACGCTCATCGCTGGCGTTGCGAATCCATTTCCGCGTTGCCTTGTCGATTTTCAAGACGCTCCCCTTCGTTGCGCGAACGCCGAAAGCCCGTCAGACTTTTTCTCGGGACTTCGCCCCAGCCCAACGCGAGACGATGGACTCAATCCGAACTCCGCGCCAAATTGCTTAATCCTCGCGATGGCATCTTTCTTCCGCTTCACTGCGGGAGCCTCAAATGTTCCCTTCTCCGTGACGACCTCAGTGCCACCCTTAGCAATCGCCGCCAACGCTTCCGCTAGGTCGTCGTGAGCCAGGCAGTACATCGCCAGGAAGTCGCCATCGGCCAGCGTCAGACAGCCCGTGTCGAGCAACAGCGGTGCAAGCTCTGCCCACTTGGCGCGGCCAGACACCCCGAGCCATTCCGGGCAATCCGGGACGCCCTTTGGTGGCTGCGGCTCTTCGCCGCGGTTGTACAAGACGCGACTGCCAGTCAGCCTAAGCTGTGCGGTCGGTGTTGGTCGCGGCCCACGTTTTCCCATATACCCAAAACCCTTCAATAAATATGCGCGCT